CGCCGCAGGAATGCTGCCTGTCGAGTACCGCCAGTTGACGCAGTTCGATCCCATCGCGGCATTCGCCGAGCAGAAGGGGCGCGCGGATGGCGAGATGGAGATGGCGCAGACGCTGTACACCGCAGCCCGCGAGGGCGACGCCAACGCCGCGCTGAACATGCTGCGGTACTCGCACGATTGGGCTGCCAAGCAGGCCATTGAGGTGACCATCGACCAGAAGATCAGCATAACGGCGGCGTTGGAGGAGGCGCAGCGGCGCGTCATAGACCTCACGGTGGAAGACTATGCAAACGACACAGTATAATGCTGAAGATGAAATGTCGCTCATGGCGTCCCTGTGGACCCCAAGTCTAAAGGACGACCCGCTGAAGTTTGTGTCTTTCCTGTTCCCTTGGGGGCAGAAGAACACGCCGCTGGAGAATTTCGCCGGGCCACGCAAGTGGCAGCGCGAGGTGCTGCGCGACATCGGCGAGCACATCAAGCAGAACAACGGCAAGATCGACTTCAACGTGCTGCGCATGGCCGTGTCCTCCGGGCGCGGCATCGGCAAGTCGGCACTCGTCAGTTGGCTGGTCATCTGGATGCTGTCCACCCGGATCGGGTCCACCACCATCGTGTCGGCCAACTCCGAGACGCAGTTGCGCAGCGTAACCTGGGCCGAGATCACCAAGTGGCTGGCCCTCTCACTCAACAGCCACTGGTTCGAGGTGAGTGCCACCCGCGTGATGCCGGCCAAATGGCTGACGGAACTGGTCGAGCGCGACCTGAAGAAGGGCACGCGCTACTGGGGCGTCGAGGGGCGCCTGTGGTCGGAGGAGAACCCCGACGCCTACGCGGGTGTGCACAACTTCGACGGCGTGATGCTGATCTTCGACGAAGCGAGCGGCATCTCCGACGCCATCTGGGCGGTCGCGGCGGGCTTCTTCACCGAGAACACGCCCAACCGCTTCTGGATGGCGTTCTCGAACCCCCGCCGCAATACCGGGTATTTCTACGAGGCGTTCAACGCCAAGCGGGACTTCTGGCGGAACAAGGTCGTCGATGCAAGATCGGTCGAAGGAACGGACAAGGCAGTCTATGAGCAGCTTATCCAAGAGTACGGTCCTGACAGCGTTCAGGCTCACGTCGAGGTCTACGGTGAGTTTCCCAGTGCTGGAGATGACCAGTTCATCCCCGTTTATCTCGTCGATGACGCCACCCAGCGGCCGAGGTACAAGGACGCTTCCGCCCCTATCATCATCGGCGTCGATCCGGCCAGGTTCGGGGCAGACGCGACGGTCATCGCCGTACGGCAGGGGCGCGACCTGAACCTCATCAAACGCTACCGGGGCGACGACACCATGGAGATCGTCGGGCGCGTGATCGAGGCCATCGAGGAGTTCAACCCCACGCTGGTCGTCATCGACGAGGGCGGCCTGGGTGCTGGCATCGTGGACCGCCTCAAGGAGCAGCGGTACAAGCAGGTCAAGGGCGTCAACTTCGGCAACAAGTCCACCAAGCCCATCATGTACGGCAACAAGCGGGCCGAGATGTGGGGCAACATGCGCGAGTGGCTCAAGACGGCGTCGGTGCCGACGGACAAGCTGCTCAAGTCCGACCTGACGTCGCCCAAGGTCAAGCCCGACAGCAAGGGCACGATCTTTTTGGAAGGCAAGAAGGAGATGAAGGCGCGGGGGCTGGCCTCGCCCGACGCGGCCGACGCCATCGCCGTGACCTTCGCGTACCCCGTCGGCAACCGCACCCCCGTTGACAAGGCACCGAGGCGGTCGTATGGTCGCTCTGGCGTTTTAACGAGTTGGATGGGCAGCTAATGGCTCGCAAGGGCGTGTCATTGTCAGTAGGACGGGGCGAAAAGCTACCCGTCGCTAAAGGTGCTGGCCTCACCGCCAAGGGCCGCGAACGCTATAACCGTGCAACTGGCTCTAAACTGAAGGCCCCGGCACCCAACCCCAAGACAACCGCAGACAAGGGCCGCAAAGCCTCATTTTGCGCTCGAATGGGCGGTGTTGTCGCCAAATCCAAGAACGCCGAGCGGGCCAAAGCCTCAATGAGACGGTGGAATTGCTCATGAAACCGGGTCTGTACGCCAACATCCACGCCAAGAAGGCCCGAATTGCTGCCGGATCGGGCGAAAAGATGCGCAAACCGGGCACCAAGGGGGCGCCAACGGCTGCGGCCTTCCGCAAGTCCGCCAAGACACGGAAGAAGTAACATGCCCTTGGTCAAATCAGCCTCTAAAGGGGCCTTCCGCAAGAACATCAAGGCCGAGATCAAGGCCGGAAAGCCCGCAAAACAGGCCGTCGCAATCGCGTATTCAATCCAACGCAAGAGTAAGAAAAATGGCTAAGAAACCTCCCCGCCTCGGCGGCGAACTGCCGGCTTACACCACGATGGGTGCCACAAAGCCCAAGAAGACCCGCAGGGTCATGGCGTTTCCGAACCCCTTGGCCTCGACGGGCTCAGGGAAGAATGTCGTGCAGCGGGCTCCGCGCGAGAACATCGGCACGCCTGGCACCAAAAACTTTGTGCAACGGTCGCCGAAAGTCAACATTGGCACGCCCGGCACCAAGAACTTCGTGCAGCGCACGCCTGCCAACTCTTCCCAGCGCATGCCGGGTAGCGTCATGAACACCCTCCGCTCCAAACTCAGCGCCCCGCGCAAACCCGCCAAGTAGAGGAACAAGACAATGGCTAAAAATTTTAGCGTATCTGGTGGACTTGGTTTTCAAGGCTACAATGTTAAAGACCCCATGAGGAAATCTTCTGCTAGGACGGGCACGGACACGACCGCCGCCACGCGCGATCAGTTTTATGGCGGCGCTTCGACGCCTAAGAAGCCTGCGGCTAACCCTGGCATGATGTCGCTTCCGGGCACGGCTACGAAAATGCTCAAGCAGAAATTCACGACCAAATACACGCCGGGTGAATACGCCGCGTATCGCAAGGCAATGACCAAGAAGCCTGTCGCCAAGCCAGCGGCGCAGGTCGTCAGCAATGTGACCAACGCAAAAATGTCTCCGGTCAAGAATTCGTCGGTCAGCAAAAAGCCGCCCGCTACGCGCTTTGGCACCGTTACGGGCAAGACTACCGGCACCACGGTTAGTGGCGGCGGCGGTTACGGCGGCGGCGGTACGCGCGGTGGCGGCAGCCTTAGCGGGCAGGGCAGCGGCTCTCGTACGGCAGGCACTAGCCGCACGGGCGGCACCAAGCAGAACAACCCTGTGAGGGGCTGATATTGGCTGACGACGGCATCATCGGCGCGGCGCAGGTCGCCAACGGCGGGTCGGACAAGTCCGACCTGCTCGCTACCATGCGTTCGCGCTTCACGATGGCGTTGGGGGCTTACAGCGAGAGCCGCGAGGACGAACTCGACGACCTGCGTTTCATGGCAGGCTCGCCCGATAACCAGTGGCAGTGGCCGGCCGACGTGCTGTCCACGCGCGGCTCGGTGCAGGGCCAGACCATCAACGCGCGGCCGTGCCTGACCATCAACAAGCTGCCGCAGCACGTCCGTCAGGTGACGAACGAGCAGCGCCAGAACCGCCCGTCGCCCAAGGTCATCCCGGCTGACGATAACGCCGACGTGGCCGTGGCCGAGATATTCGACGGCATCATCCGCCACATTGAGTACATGTCCGACGCCGACGTGGCCTACGACACCGCCTGCGACAACCAGGTGATCTACGGCGAGGGCTACATCCGTATTCTTACGGAGTACACCCGCGACGACAGCTTCGACCAAGACCTGAAGATTGGCCGCGTGCGCAACTCCTTCAGCGTCTACATGGACCCGACGATCCAAGACCCGTGCGGGTCCGACGCCAAGTGGTGCTTCATCACCGAAGACCTGCTGAAGCCCGAATACGAGCGCATGTTTCCCGACGCCCAGCCAATCAGTTCGATCCTGGCGCGCGGTATCGGCGATCAGTCTTTGAGCCAGTGGCTGAGTGAAAATACCATCCGTATTGCGGAATACTTCTACGTAGAATACGTGCCCGCGACGCTGAACCTGTACCCCGGCAACGCCACGGCCTTCGAAGGCACGATGCCTGACATGAAGCTGCGGGCTATTTTTGGCTTGCCGCTGCGGTCCCGCAAGGCCGACCGCCGCAAGGTCATGTGGATGAAGACCAACGGCTACGAGGTGCTGCAAGAGCGCGAGTGGGCGGGCAAGTGGATACCCGTCGTGCGCGTCGTCGGCAACGAGTTCGAGGTCGATGGCCGGATGTACGTGTCGGGCCTTGTGCGCAACGCCAAGGACGCGCAGCGCATGTACAACTACTGGGTCAGCCAGGAGGCCGAGATGCTGGCCTTGGCGCCCAAGGCACCCTTCATTGGCTACGGCGGCCAGTTCGAAGGCTACGAGATGCAGTGGAAGACGGCCAACACGACCAACTGGCCGTACCTTGAGGTCAACCCCGACGTTCAGGA